ATGCGCACGCTGGACAACCCGGCGCGCATCATCGGCTACGAGAGCTACCGGGCGCACGTCGACGAGATCGACACGCTCAAGCAGGACCAGGCCACGCTGGCCTGGCGCAAGATCATCGCCCGCAACCGGCAGCGGCCGCGCGGTGTCAACAACCCCTTCAACCGGGTCAGCGCCTACACGACGCCCGAGGGCTTCCGATTCGCCTACGAGACGTGGGTGAAGAACAAGAAGGCCGGCTACGAGATGGTGCAGGCGCCGACGCGCACCAACCCGTTCCTGCCGGCCGACTACATCGAGACGCTGCGCGCCAGCTACCCGCCGCAGCTCATCGAGGCCTACCTCGAAGGCCGGTTCGTGAACCTGGCCAGCGGCACGGTCTACCCGGACTTCGACCGCAAGCTCAACCACTCGCCGACGCAGATCCTGCCCGGCGAGCCGCTGCAGGTCGGCATGGACTTCAACGTCAACAAGATGGCCGCGGTGGTCTTCGTCGTGCGCGACGATCAGCCCCACGCCGTAGCCGAGCTGGTGAAGGTCCGCGACACGCCCACCATGGCGCGCCTGCTGAACGAGCGCTTCAAGGAGCATGGCCACAGCGTCACTGTCTACCCCGACGCCGCCGGCCAAAACACCAGCAGCAAGGGCGCCTCGGTGTCCGACCTGACCATCCTGCAGGGCGCCGGCTTCACCGTTCGCGCGCCCAGCCACAACCCGCGAGTCAAGGACCGCGTCAACAGCGTCAACGCGCTGGTGCTCAACGGCCTCGGCGAGCGCCGGCTGCGTGTCAACACCGACGCCTGCCACGAGTTCACGGCGTCGTTGGAACAGCAGCCCTACGACGACCACGGCGAGCCCGACAAGACCACTGGCCACGATCACACCAACGACGCGGCTGGCTACTCCCTGCACAACCGCTGGCCGGTGACCAAGCCGGTCGCCACGCACGCCGCCCATGTGCCCCACGTGGGCCGCTGAGCCATGCCCGACTTCAAGACCCTGCAGACCGGATACCCGAAGGACCGGGACTATCCGGAGCGGGTGTTCCGCCTGTCTGCGCTGCAGCGCGTGCTGGACGGCACGCTGTACGACGAGCTGAAGCACGCCTTCAGCGAAGAGAAGTCCCCGTCCAACGAGTACGTGCCGCTCGACAAGCGCCGCCCCAGCGCCCGCACGCGGATCTGCCGCACCGTCGTCAACGACTCGGTGTCGCTGCTCTTCAGCGAGGGCCACTTCCCCGCGGTCGAGTGCGCGGACGAGACGACGCGCGACACGCTGACCAAGGTCGCCAGGGAGACCAATCTCAACGCGGTGATGATCGAGGCGGCAACGGCCGGCTCGGTCGGGTCGGTGGCGATCCTGATGCGCGTGCTGCGCGGCCGGGTCTTTTTCTCGGTCATGCGCTCGACGTTCCTGACACCCGAGTGGAATCCGGAGGCGCCCGACACGCTCGATGCGGTGACCGAGCGCTACAAGGTCAAGGGTGACGTGCTGCGCGAGGCCGGTTACCAGGTGGCCGACGACGATCTGAAGGCCGAGTTCTGGTTCCAGCGCGTCTGGGACGCGGCGGCCGAGAGCTGGTTCCTGCCGCTCAAGAAGGTCGACGCCGACAGCGGCGCGCAGCCGGTGCTCGACCAGGCCAAGACCGTCAAGCACAGCCTGGGCTTCGTGCCGATCGCGTGGGTGCGCAACCTGCCCGGCGGCGACGAGATCGACGGCGAGCCGACGTTCCCGGTCGAGGCCATCGACACGCAGATCGAGGCCGACTACCTGCTCAGCCAGGGTGGCCGCGGCCTGAAGTACCAGAGCGACCCGACGCTGCACATCAAGGAGCCGGCCTTCTCGGGCCAGGGTCCGGTCATCAAGGGCGCGGCCAATGCCATCGTGACGGCGGCAGAAGGCGACGCCAAGCTGCTCGAGATCAGCGGCGACGCCGCCGGCGCGGTGCTGGAATGGGTGCGCGGGCTGCGCGAGCTGGCCCTGGAAGGCGCTGGCGGCAACCGGGCGAACGCGGACAAGCTCAGCTCGGCCCAGTCCGGCCGCGCGATGGAGCTGATGAACCAGGCGCTGATCTGGCTGGCCGACAAGCTGCGCATCAGCTACGGCGAGGGCGCGCTGCTCGACCTGCTGAACATGGTCGTCAAGGCCTCGGCCAAGCTCGACCTGGTCGACAAGAAGGGCCGCAAGCTCGACAAGCTCAGCACAGACGAGGACGTGGCGCTGCGCTGGCCGCAGTGGTACCAGCCGACCTACGCCGACAAGCAGACGCAGGCCGAGACGCTCGATGTGCTGCGCCAGGCCGGCCTGCTGTCCCGAGAGACCGGCGTGAAGGCGCTGGCCGCGAGCTACGACATCGCCGACCCGGAGGACGAAATCCGGCAGATCGACGCCGACCCACCGCCGCCCAACAGCCAGGCCGCCAAGCCGGCCAAAGAGCCGCTGAGCAACTCCGAGGACTGACATGCCGAAGATATTCATTACGAGCGCGAGCAACCCCTACGGCTACCCGATCGGCTCGACCCAGACCGTCAACGATGCCGTCGCCCTGGCCGCTCTTGCCACTGCGGATCTCGGCGGTGGCTGGGCGCAGCTCAGCAACACGGTCGCGCCGCTGTCCATCACCCCGCAGGACGCGGAAAAGCAGAACAGGACGCCTGCGCTTTTGACTGCCTTGTCAGCGGCTGGGAACCAGCCGGCCACGGGAGTGGTGGATGTCATCGCGTTCGGCGACAGCTTCACCGTGCGCGGCAACGCGAATGGTGTCATCACGGCGGCGACCCGCACCAGCAACGTCGTCACCGTCACGGCCGCGAGTCACGGCCTGGCCTCGGGCATGCTGGCCACGTTCTGCAATTTCGCAGACACCTCGTACAACGCGGTGAATGCGCCGGTCACCTACATCGACGCCAATACGCTGAGCTACGCATCAATCGGCGCGAACGGCAGCACGACCAACATCGACGGTCTGTCGAACGCGACGACCAAGAAGCCGATGTCGGTGATCAACCGCATGTCGCAGACCGACAACGGCTACTTCATGCGGCTCAAGAGCAATGCGGGCGGCTCCATCCGCTTCGTACACAACGGCGGCGCACCGGGCCAGACAGCGGCAGACGGCCGCACGCGCTTCCTGGCCGAGCTGGCGAAGGCCCCTTCTGCCAAGCTGCTGATCCTGCTGTTCGGCTACAACGACTTCGCCATCGCCGGCCGCACCGCAGATGCGGTGTACGCGGATGTGACGTGGATGGCGGCCCAGGCCCGCGCCGCCGGCCTGCTGGTCGTGATCGTCGGCGCCAGCCCGTGGGTCAGCGGCGGCACGGCGACCAATCGCGCCGAGGCCGTGCGCTACAACCGGCTGCTGCGTGCGTATTGCAGCGTCAACCCCGGAATTCGATTCGCTGACGCGGGCAAATACCTGATCGACGCCACCAACGCGACGGGCAACTACCCGCTGCCGAATCTCATCGCAACAGACGGCGTGCACCCGACCCCGGCCGGCGCGAACCTGATCGCCAAGGCCATTTGGGACCAGCTCTCGCCGGGCTGGCTGGCACCTTCGCTGCTGGTGCAGTCCAACGTCGACAACTACGGCGCCAACAACCTCAGCCGCAACATTCTGGACTTTGCGCCCTGGAACGCCACAGGCGGCAGCATCAACGCTCCGGTGACGGGCACCTGTCCGCAGGGCTACACGGTCTATGCGACGAACACCAGCGGCACCGGCACCTTTGCCGTGGTCGGCGCGGCGCGGGCTGACGGCAAGGGCAACGACCTGCAGTTCACGGTCAAGGCTGGCGGCGCAAGCGACAACTTCATCATCAATTTCGCCAGCAACATCACCAACGCTCGATTCGCGGCGGGTGACAAGCTGCGCATGATCTTTCAGCTCGCTCTCTCCAGCACGGCGACGGCCAACGTCAAGGGCATCTTGGCCGGCTTCTACTTCCAGGGCGGCACGCAGAACCCACAGCCTGGAATCATCCTGCCCAATGCGACCACTTCGGCCGAGTACGGTGCGGCTGACGAGACGATCACCTTCGTGAGCGAAGACATCGTGGTCCCCAGCGATGGCGCCACCAGCTTCGGCTTCCAGCTGTACCTGAACTTTGCGGGTGCATCCACCGTCGCTGTGGTCGGCAAGCTCGGCGCGGCCAGCATCGAGAAGCAGTAAGGCCAGGCCCTCCGCCAGCATCTTCAAACACCCAGTTCAAGAAAGGAACTGACATGCACTACCGAAACGGCCGCGAGGCCAAGAACGGCGACAAGATCATCCGACTCGCCGGCGGCAAGATCGACGCCTTCGGCTGGCTCGTCGATGCCGTTCCCGGCAACGACTATTGCAACGGCTCCATCGTGGACAAGCGTGGCGTCGTGGACTACGCCTGCTTGTGCGACTGCCTGCACGTCGACGACGTGGCCGAGCTGCTGGCCGCGCAAGGCCTGGCCAAGCGCCCCGAGGGCAAGTAGCCGATCCCCTGCCGGCCGCACGCCGGCATTCCCCCGGGCTGCCAGATGGCGGCCTTTTTTCAACCCGGAGGGCCTGATGCCTGAAGACCACCAACCACTGCCTGATCTCCACCTCGGCAACGCCGCAGCCGCGGTCTGCCACAAGCTGTCGGCGCATGCTGTGCTGCTGCTCGTCGTTACCCAGGACGGCGCCATCTCGCTGAGCGGCCACGGCGTCAACCACGCCGCCGCGAACGAGATGCTGTCCCGCGGCATCCACCTCAACTATCAGCAGCACGACGCTGCGGTCCTGGCAGGCGCCGCCGGCGAGGAAGCCCAGGAGGCCGCGCGCCGCCTGGCCGAGGCCAACCATGCCGGGGGTATGCAATGAGCGCGCTCCTGCGAGGCCTGCTGCGGCGCGGCGGCTACATGGCGCCGGAAGGCGGAGGCGAGGGCGGTGGTGGGGGCGGTGGGGGCGGTGCGCCGACTCCGCCCGAGCCGCAGTCCTTCAGCGTCGACTACGTGCGCGAGCTGCGCGCCGAGAACAAGGGCTACCGCCTCAAGCACCAGGAGGCAGAGACCAAGCTGGCCAAGGCGCTGGCCGATCTCGAGACCGCCACCAAAGGGGCTGAAGAGATGGTCAAGAAGGCGACCACGGAAACACAGACCGCCGCCGACCAGCGCGTCATCCGCGCCGAGCTCAAGGCTGCCGCGGTCAAGGCCGGCATGGTCGACCTGGACGGCCTGAAGCTGGCCGACCTGTCCAAGGTCAAGCTGAACCCGGAGACGGGCGAGGTGGAGGGCGCGGACGCGCTCATGGAAGAGATGAAGAAGGGCAAGCCCTACCTCTTCGGCTCGACCAACACCGGCACCACCGAGAAGCCTCCGAAGCCCGGCGATCCGGCGTCCAAGAAGGCCACCGAGATGACGCCGCAAGAGTACGCGGCCGCCCGCAAGGCGGCCATCTCGGGCGGCGCACGCCGCTGATTCAAACCCCCGCGCGCCGGCCGATCCGGCGCGCTTCTTCAAACCGCAACCAGCACCGGCGCGACAGCGCCATCCCATCGGGGCCTGACGCCCAGGGGTTCTTCACCAACCCCTAGGAGCAGACATGCCCATCCAAAATTTCCCCGCTGCCCTGCAGCCCATCATCCAGCAGAACTTTCTGGAGCGTGAGTTCCAGGAAGGCATCCAGTCGATGCTGAGCTATCGCTCCATCGCGCGCCGTGAGGCCTTCCCGAACAAGATCGGCGAGACCGTCACCAAGACCCGCCCGGGCCTCAAGGCCCCCGTGACGACGCCGATCACGGCGGCCAGCAACACCAACCTGGACAACGGCCTCACGCCGAGCACCTGGACGGTCGAGCAGTACACGCTGTCGATCGCCATGTACGGCGACACGATCGACCTGAACATGGTCACCAACCGCGTGGGCATCGTCGAGCAGTTCCTCCAGAACGCGAAGGCCAACGGCATCCAGTCGATCCAGTCGCTCGACCGCCTGGCGCGCGCCGCGCTCTTCAACGCCTACATGGGCGGCAACACCCGCGTGCGCGTCACGCTCGGCGCGCCGGCATTGACGATCAGCGTGGATGACGTGCGCGGCTTCCAGCAGGTGTTCGTCAATGGCGTGATGGTCGCGGTCTCGGCCACCAACACGATGCAGGTCACGGTGGGCTCGAACGTCTACACGCTCACTGGCGTGGCAGTCGATGGCGGCAACGTGAGCACCGCGCCCGGCGGCATCTCCGGCACGCTGACCTTCTCGGGCAACGTGACGGTCGCCGATGGCACGCTGAACAACACCGTCACCGCGTACAACAGCGGCGCCGGCACGGCCCCGTTCGTCCTGCGCCCGAACGGCCGCGGCAACACGTCGGCCATCGTCGGAACGGACCTGCTGACCATGGGCTCCATCCTGGACGGTGTGGCCTACCTGCGCGCCAACGGCGTGCCGGCCAAGGACGGCCTTTACAACCTCTACGTCGATCCGGTCAGCGGCCGACAGCTGTTCGCCGACCCCGACTTCAAGCTGCTGTACCAGGGCGCCACCGGCGAGAACCCGGTGTTCCGCGCCGGCCGCGTGACCGAGATCGGCGACACCCGCATCAGCCCGACGACCGAGGCCTACATCCAGACCTTGGGCGCGGTGAAGATCCGCCGGCCGATCCTGGTGGGCGATGAGGCGCTGGTCGAGGGCGACTTCGAGGGCATGGCCGCCGAAGACATCGCGGGCAACAACGCCATCATCGACATGGTGGACGACATCGTGCACGTCACCCGCGAACCGCTGGACCGCCTGCAGCAGATCATCGCGCAGAGCTGGTACTGGATCGGCGGCTTCACCGCCCCCACCGACCAGACGGTGAACACCAACATCGTGCCCACGGCCTCGGCGAGCTACTACAAGCGCGCCGTGGTGTTCGAGCACGCGGGCTGATCGCCACAACCTGAACAGCAGGGGCTTCGCGCCCCTGCGCTGGAGCCCTCATGTCAGGCAGCAGCTTTCTCCCCGACGTTGTGCCGGTCGAGATCAATGGCGTCATCTCGGAGGTGCCGCCGTCCCAAGTGGCGGCGCTCTTCCCGAGCATGGCGACCATCACGCCGACGGCGCCGTTCTCGTTCTCCTGGAACGGCTCAATCGTCCAGTTCAACATCGGCGACACCCAGCCCATCCCGGCCGACCTGCTCGCCGCGCTGACGGCCGCTGGTGCACCGTTCACAACCCCGTGAGGTCAACATGCCACTCGGTACACCCTACCTGACCGATTCCATCGCGCATGCGGCCGGCAACGGCCAGCACCAGGAACTTTCGTCCGCTGCGCTTTCCACCAAGTACGGCGCCGGCAACGTCAAGACGCCCACGGCGAACTTCACCGTCAACGTCAAGGGCCACATCTTCTCCGGGAAGCGCAACGTGCCCTTCGTGACCAGCCCGGAAATGCTGGCGGCGCTCACCGCCGCTGGAGCTCCGATTGTCTAAGCGCACTCCATCGAAGGCCGACGACAACGACGAACCTCAGGCCGCGGCTGAACGTCTGCCGGACCTGGTCGTGCTGGAGCGCGACTTCGGCTTCAGCGTCAACGGCCTGCTGCGCGTGTGGGCCGCTGGCAAGCCCATCACCGAAGTGCGCGACATCCGCGAGCTGATCGCCAACGACGCGCCGATCAAGGCCTACCGGGAGATCTGAAATGAGCGATGGCATCTACACCCGCCAGGGGCGGAACTCGGCGCTGAACATCGCTGGGGCCACGGTCGTCGCCACGGTTCCAGCCGGCTTCGCGCTGGGCCAATGCCGCCTGGTGCGAGTCCAAGTGCTGGTGGCCGGCACCACTCCGGGCGCGGCCTATGACGCAGCGACCGTTGCTGGCGCCGTCGCCGCCGTCCAGGTCGCGGCCTGGCCCAACACGGTCGGCACCTACCTGATCGACATGCCCTGCTTGGCAGGCATCGTGGTCGTGCCCGGCACCGGCCAGACGGTCGCTGTCTCCTACGACTGAGGTTCACCATGGCTTTCACCACGCAGGAGCGGGTCGACATCCGGCGCTTCTGCTGGTACCCCGTGTACGGCG